AATAACGAACGGATAAAGGTCAAACTAAAAGGCAAGACACCGGTAGAATACCGACATCTTGCCTTAAGAAATATAGTCTAAATAGAGTGTCCAACTTTATGGGTTCACTTCAGTGGAGGATCTTTCATAACTTTAGCAGGTTCTCTTATGAATAATATAACGCAACTTTCAAGTAACGATGATATATCACAAAGCAAAACACGAGAAAATGAAAATCATAATTAATTCAGGTCAGCTGTAACAGGCTGGCTTTTTATTTTACTTAAAAAATCGGAGGTGGGTGAAATGATGTGAAGAAGCTAACACCTAAGCAAAAAGCGTTCGCTGATGAGTATCTTAAATCCGGGAATGCAACGCAGGCAGCAATAAAAGCTGGTTATTCGGATAAGTCAGCGAGATTTGTAGGAGCTGAGAACCTAACAAAACCCAACATAAAAGCCTATATAGACGCTAAAATGGCTGAGATCGAGTCTCATAAGATCGCAGATGCAAAAGAAGTGTTAGAGTTCTTAACTGCTGTCATGCGTGGCGAGACGAAAGAAACAGTTTTTGTCCAGTTTGGCAAAAGCTATGCTGAAGAGAAAAAAGAAGCGGACATGAAGACTCGTATCAGCGCAGCAAGAGAAATCATGAAACGTTATCCAGGTAACGACCCACTCGTCGCAGAACAAGTTCGCAAGCTCAAAGCAGACGCAGATTCAGCTGAAGCTAAAGCAATGCTCAATGCTTTTGAAGTACAAATTAGACAAGAAGAGTTTGGAACTGATGAAGACGAAGTTCGAACAGACGACCTGGCAAGTGCTGTTGCTGAAGGGATGAAGGGAGTTTTTGGCGATGAAGACGAAATCGAAGCTTAACGTCAAATTCACGTTCAAACCTTTCTCGAAAAAACAGCTACAGGTGCTTTTCTGGTGGCAATCACCGCAGTATAAAGACAAGTTCGCGATCATAGCTGATGGCTCTGTTCGTGCTGGGAAAACAGTTATTATGTCGTTTTCTTACGTTCGCTGGGCGATGATGAATTTCGATGGCGTCAATTTTGGGATGGCCGGAAAAACGATCGGATCACTTCGCCGGAACGTTATCCGAGATCTAAAACGAATGCTTATCTCTGAGCATTACCACGTTAAGGATAATCAATCAGAAAATATGTTGACGGTTTCTAAAAACGGGAAAACGAACTACTTTTTCCTTTTTGGCGGGACTAATGAAGCATCCCAGGACCTGGTTCAAGGTATCACCTTGGGCGGGTTCTTTTTTGATGAAGTTGCTTTGATGCCGGAAAGTTTCGTGGCACAAGCGACATCCCGTCTGTCTGTCGAAGGGTCAAAAGCGTGGTTCAACTGTAACCCGGATTCACCGTATCATTGGTTCAAATTGCAGTGGATAGATCAGTTGGCAAAGAAGAATGCGATCCGGATTCATTTCTTGATGAAGGATAATCCTTCACTGTCTGAAGAAACGCTAAGGCGCTACGACTCTATGTACTCCGGCGTGTTTTATCTGCGATACATTCTGGGACAGTGGGCTATGGCCGATGGCTTGGTTTATGACAACTTTGACCGGGAAAAAATGGTGGTCGACATCCCAAAAGAACCCGTTTGGGAAAAGCAATGGATCAGCATCGATTACGGTACGCAAAATGCGACTGTATTCAAGTTGTGGAGCTTATTTAAGGGTACTTGGTACAACAATGCCGAGTACTATTATTCCGGCCGTGAAACAGGACGACAGAAGACAGATGAGCAATACATCGATGATCTCGAAGATTTCTTCTTTGAGCATGATCTTAGCCGTAAAAATGTAAAGCTGATCGTCGACCCGTCTGCAGCTTCCTTCAAAAAAGCTTTGCGAAATCGGGGCTTTGGCGTCGTCAATGCTAATAATAATGTTTTGGATGGAGTTCGTTTCATGATGACGCAAATGAATTTAGGAAAAATGAAATGGACAGAAGCTAGTCAACACACGCTCAAAGAATTTGGCTCTTATATGTGGGACAAGAAAGCTGCTGATCGTGGTGAAGATGCAGTAGTCAAAGAACACGATCACTGCTTAGACGCTGACCGGTATTTTGCAATGAAAGTCTTATACGTCAAGAAACAAAGAAACATCAAATTACGCAAGGAGGGTATCTAGTGAAATATTTGAATGATCGTTGCATCGTGAGTGATGACAACGTTTTTTATTACGACAGCGAACAGGAGATCACGCAAGCTGATGTCATGCGCTTTATCTTAGAAAATGAGCAACTTGCTCGTGAGTACGCTAAGATGCGCAGATATTACAAAGCGGATCACGATGCTATCGTGAAAGCTAAGCAAAAACCAAATAACAAACCAGACAACCGCCTTGTACTGAACTATCCCAAGAAATTAGTTGACACGTTCACCGGCTTTGCTGTTGGTAAGCCTGTTCAAATGACGTTACCGGAAGAGCTGGGAAACGAAGCATTATCTAAGTTCAATGTTTCTCGCAAGATGGATAGCGTGATCGCTCGAGTTTGGAAAGAGTCCTGCATTTACGGTAGAGCTTATTTTTATGTCTACAGTCATGATAGCGAGATCTATGTTACTGATGCTTTGCCACTCGATACATTCGTGATCTATGACAACACAGTGGCACATAAGCCGTTATACGCTGTGCGATATGGGCACATCGGAGCATCTGCTAGTTACAAGCTCACAGTGTTCTCTGAAAGTTATCAGTGGGAATCTGATACTAGTCGCAATACTAGTGGTTTCGGATCTCGAGTGGTTAACCCGTTTGGGATGATCCCGATCATCGAAGCGGTAGAAAACGATGAGCGCTTAAGCGTGATCAAGAATGTTTTACCACTGATCGATGAGATCGACAAAGCGATGTCTGAGAAAGCGAACGACGTCGATTACTTCGCTGACGCTTATATGAAAGTGCTAGGCGCGATTCTTAGCGAAGATGATCTCGAAAACCTACGCAATTACCGGATCATCAATCTGAAGTCTAGAGAAAGCGATGATCCAAACGAGACACCGGAAAACCTAGACGTTGACTTTTTATCCAAGCCTAACGCTGATACGACGCAAGAAAATCTTATCAATCGAGTCATTGATAATCTTTATCAAGTCTCGATGATAACTAACTTGAACGACAAAGACTTTGGCAATTCAACTGGTGTGGCACTCGAAATGAAGTACAAGCCGATGTTAAATCTGGCCACTCTGAAGTCTCGTGGTTTTACGGAGGCGCTGAAAGATATGTATCAAGTCGTATTTGCGTCAGATCTGATCGAAAACATCAGTCGAGAAGCGTGGAAAGACCTTGATATCAATTTCCAATACGATCTACCACACGACACGCTTTCAGAAGCTCAAACGGCCCAAATCTTAGCGAACCTGGTATCAAGTGAAACGTGGCTCAAGACGCTTTCTATCGTTAATGATCCACGTCAGGAACAAGAACGAATGGATCGAGAGAAAAACGAGCAGATGAAAGCAAATATGCAAGTGCTGAAGCAGACAAATGCTTTTACGGATGGTGATGCAAATGCAAACAGTCGAACAAGTCAAAAAGCGGATCGACCAGCTCCTTGATCGTGACCAGGTCACTGACAAAGAACTTGAAGAAGTATATAGTCAAGCAGTCGACACTTTACGTGCGATCGTCAGTGATGTGCACAATCGTTATGCTGTTGATGGCGTAGTCGTGCCAGCTAATTTATACGGCAAAGTCACAGTAAAAGATATGCTTTTGCTCAAACAACAGTATGACAAGCTCCCAGATGACCTGTCAGCGCCAGAACAAGACCGAGTGGACTATTACACTGCAATGAGTCAAACGTCGCCTAAAGGGCTGATAACAGCTTTGGTGGGGATGGCACTTATCGCTGTTGTTCACAAAGTCGGAAAGATCATCGATAAGAATAATCAGACAGCCGTTAAAGAAGAGATCGTCTATCAAGCAAAGCATGAAGACATTCCTAAAATGCCAGTCAAGAAGTATGCTGATCCAGAGTTTAAAGTCAAAACAGGCAAAGACTTTGTTCCCTGGACTGAGCGAGTATTGACAGATCACGATCAAGCTGTTAACCGGATCAGCAATGTGATCAATAGCATGGTATCTCAAGGAATGCGCGCAGAAGATATCGCAAATCATTTTTATCCGGGAAATGCGCAAAGTATGCGTGATGATAATATTCCTAAGATCATCAGGGATGCGACAGTAAGGGCTAAACGAACAGCTCGGACTGAAGCGGCTGCAAGGGAAGATGCGATCGTTGAGCAGACATTCAAGATAAACAATGTGAAGTACTTTGATTGGGTGACTGAACCCGGTGCTTGTCAGAAGTCAAGATAAACAATGTGAAGTACTTTGATTGGGTGACTGAACCCGGTGCTTGTCAGAAGTGTACGTTCCTTGCGATGAGTGGGCCGTATAAAGTTGGTGATGAGGCCAGCCCGAGAGTACCAGAAAGTTCGCATCCTAATTGCCGGTGTCGAAGAAAACCGATAGCTAAAGATGATTTGGATTTCATGGCTGAGAAAAAATTATTCCATGCCGGAAAGTACAATGATCAAGATCTAAGATTCAAAGCTAAAAAGGTATCTGGAAGTAAGTATGACATCTGGTCTCAAGGTGATACGAAAAAGTATCGTGATACTATTCAAACTGTGATGAGAATCTTAGATGGAAAAAATGAACGCATTCCTAGAATCGTAGTGGTAACATCTAAAAAATTACCTGGTATTGCGGCGTATAATCATATACAAGACGTAATGTATATAAATAATAAATTAGGTAATGCAACAGAGATGAGCAAGGAATTTAATACAGGATACTTTGCAGCTAAAACTGTTGAGGATGTTCTTACACATGAGTTAGCTCACAAATCTCATTGGGACTCTGCTAAAGCACTGTACAAGTCAAAACCGAAAATGTATAATACAGTCGAGGGAGCTAAGAAAGTTCTTGATGAATCACTTGAGAATTATGTAAAGAATGTACAAGCTCAAGAAATGCAGTATCTAGATAAGTATATCAGTCGAAATGCAGAAAGAAACTTTGAAGAAGGCTCTGTAAATGAAATTGTAGCAGAGGTTGCTGTTTTGGGTGATAAATTAGAAGATAAAGTGCTTTTAAATCTAGTGAGTGGGGTGTTAAAAGATGGAACCAGAGTTAGAAATAATGGCTCTACCAAATAAGGAGACTTTGGAATTTTATGATAAAATATTTGATTGGCTAACTAAAAAAGACAGAGACAACGATAACAAAATTGTCTATACTTTTTCAAAAGATGTACCTAAAGAAATTATAGAATTATTCTTGAAAATCAGAGACAAAATAGAATTGCCAATCTCAGAACAATTTTATGTCGAAAGTTAAGCACTCGTCGCTGGGTGCTTTTTTAGTACATGGAGGGATGAAAATGAGGTCTAATTCCTATGCTCGAGTAGCATGCAAGATCTTGAAATACTTAAATGATT